CTCATTTCAGGGCTGTGCCCCTCCACCGCCAGGTCAAAGGCGGGCGTCCCTTTAGGTCAACACCTAATTAGGCGTTTTTCTTCCATAGAAAAGACCCTGTCCACGTTGACACGTGGACTCGCTTCGTACGGATGGATCCGAAGAGCCCCCTTCGGGGCTCTCTACCCTTTGTAAGGATAGGTTCGTCACCACCCGCTCGTGCTAGTGCCAAGAGCATCCTACCGAAGCTGCGCTTGCGTAGCTCCTTCGGACGCAACTGGACACACGACACCCACCACCCCTCCCAACCGACGTAGACTCCATTTCTATCTACGTCCGCGGGAAGTTTACCAGTGCAGTCAGCTACGTCGGCAAGGATGCCGCAATCGCCAAGACTCACTGGGACATAGTGGCGCCACCCCCTAGGGATCCTTCTGGTCAACCATGACCAGACCCCATGGAAGCGGGAATCGCAGCCGTTGCCAAGGTTCCGCCGGTTGGCGTATAACCTAAGGGCATTAGCGAGTTGGAGTTCGTAGGGGATCACCCCACTATCCGACTCGTTACGACCACAGAAAAATGGTCTCACAGGCTGGGCCTGGAACCAATCGGTGCCACACGATTCGAAGAAATCACCTGCCAGGTGACTCTTCTTTCCGTTAACCTTGAAACCGAAGTCTTCCAAGGCTTCGACCACTGCTTTTGCATGGACGCGGGGACAGATTATGTCGTCCCCATAAACGGCGCAGTGGGCCCACGCCCCCTCGGCTTCTTCGAGACGGAGCACTGCCAGCAGGATGCTGGAGAAAATCAGTGTTTCCAATTCGAAGGTATAGCCGTTACCCATACTGGACCACTTCTCGAGCTCAACCCACTCCCCATCAATAAACGTCGATGGTGAGCGGAATAGGCCGAGTAAAGTCGCCCAGTCAGGGGGCAAGAGCTCCTCGACAACACTTCGAGCGATCGTGTCCGAGGCCTGAGAGAGGTCGATGGTGGCCAGGTGCCACTCGAACGACTTCTCAGCCAAGAACCTATTCCACTCTTGTGTGTCAAGGTCGATCCCTAACCGCTTTTTCAGAGAGGTCCTTATAACAGCCCCGATACCCAATTGTCCGTAGACGTTCAGGTCCGGTTCGATACAGATTCCCCTCCGCTTTTTCGCGGTTTTGGGCACGGTTGTGAATTTGTTCCCCGGGACAGTGACTTTGAGAGGCACATGGTTTGACCATTGCTCTCCCATAATAGCCCTTGCATAAGGGTACAAACTCAGGGTCAGATGCGTCTCCGCATCGTATTTGTCACTGAGGACTAGACCATGTGATCCAACTAAGGAGGTTACACTTCCTGGCCCATGACGGAATTGGGTCTGAATCCTTTCAAGGATGCCCCTGCCTGCTTTTGATAGTTTCCCATCAGCAGCAAACAGAGGTGGCAGTACTTCACGTACCACCTTACCCGCCTCACGCAACAGGCTGGGAGACACCCGACGCTTCACTGCGCCGTTAGTGTCCCCGCACCTCCGCTCAGCTTCCCAGAAGTTGAGCTTCGCGACGTACTCAGGGTCAACACCCGCTTCAAGCCCATACGTGGACTTAGACATGATCTCGGTAACCAGATAGTCATCGGCGAAATGCCGAGCTTCTGTATAGTTCCGTGGATCTATCGACATGTCCAGTAACTGTTCATCCTCCCCCTCGCGGAGAAGGATGTAGACAGCAAGGGCCCTCGGGGTGTCAACGACTTCGCAAAGTCGCGACGTCAGATCGCGCTCCAAATCACGGTAGCGCAGGTGAGCAGTATCACGCTTGCCCATAAAACTCGCCTCTTTGGTTCTTCCCGGAAACGCTTCACTGCGTAACCAAGGAGTAAGAGAAGGTATCTGTCTGTGTTTTGCCCATCTAGGGCATCACGTTTATCAGACAGGAGGGTCCAAATCCTCATAAGCAGCCTTTAGGGCCGCTTCACCTAGGAGGTCCCTGAGCATGTAGCCCAGTTCTTCTCGTTCGGCGGCCGACATGGAGTTCGGCAATACCCACTCACCATTGAAACGGGCAACATCAACCGCGGTATAAGGGATTTCACTCCCGTCGCCACGTTTGAGGGGCATCGTGAGACTGACCGAGAACCGGTCAGTCATTCGAGTGGTGTTATGTTCCCGGTACTGAGTCCGGAGACGTCGGGAGGCAGCGGAGAGGTCATCATCGCGAGCAATATACTCGACGATGCCGTTTTGTTTCGACAACGGCTTGAAGACCGAAGTTCCGGTGTCTCCATCAGTCGACAGGGTGAGATCACTGGCCGTGGCCATATGATTAATACCTCAAACGTGTGGATGCTTCCTTCCCGCCAAGCACTGCAAGCAGCGCAATGGCGTTCAGGGCCCGCCGCACACCCATCTTCTCGTTGAAGTCCGGCAAAGGAGGAAACCATAAGGCTTCGGGTCCTAGCACCGAACGACCCCGAGCAATTTGCTCGATACTACCCCCATCTCCATCGGAGACCCAATCGGCTTGGTTGCCGGTATAGGTCGTCTTTCCTTTGAAGTGGGTTTGGTACCCAAGCGTGAGCGCACGGATGTTGACACGGTCCGAAGGGACCGCAGTCAGGGAACTCAGCCAGCTACCGATCGGTATGATCCAATCGATAACAAAGCTGAAGGTCACGAGCTCCCAGCCGGCGGAAAGGATATTGCCGGCCGTCAACCCGTTTTCGGCGTCATCGAGTATGTACTCTACATACGCCACTGGGCGGACGTTCACGTCATATTCGCCCTTGAAGGTGTAGGTTCGTCCATCGGCACTGGTTAAAGTGTCGTCAAACGTTCCGTTCCGAGAGGCGTGGAGGGTTACTCTACGCAACCGGGGCACCTTCGTTATTGCTCGCGTCTTATCTATAACGGCACAGACCTGGCCGATAGTAGGGGCGTAGCCAAAGTTGACTACTAGGTACCCCCCGCCTACGTTCCGCACGATATCGGAGATAACACGGGCATTGGCTCTCGCCGTTGCCTTGCGCCGTCTCCTAATCTTACGGATTTTCGGCCGAGCGAGCTCAAGGATGGTTCGCCTTATGCCAATAGCTAGGTCCGCGACCATGGAGGCCGTGGACTTGATCTCGGCAATGTCAGAGGACAGGTTTACACGGACGTCGGCGATTTTATTCGCCAACCGATACTGCCATGAAGGGAACTTGATGCTGGAGGGATAACCATCGAGGTCGTCCACTTCCCGCTTCATGTACCATCCAGGATAGGTTTTCCCATCGTTACACTTCTTAGTATACCACGGATCCGCGGATTTTACGCGCGGGTTGTGGCGTTCTTTGGTGTAGTTGGGACCGAGGCTTGTAGGATGATCCCACAAGGGTGAAGGCCTCGGACGGGACACAGTGTCATCATTGACGAGGGTTCGCACACTTACCGTCTTTGGTAGGTATGTCTCCGAATGACCGCCACAGGCAGCCCAGTGATCGTCGGTTTTTATACTTTCAACCACTGGAAAGTCTTCGCGTGCCATCTTGGAGCCCTCTTGTGTCTCGATTAGGTTTACGCAGGATGCGCTTTTGGCTCAAAGAGCCATGGTAGACTACTCTACCTAGGGGGACCGGTTAAAGCCCACTCACGGAATGAGAGTGGAACCGGGGCAGGAGGAAGGCCACATGGTAAGCGCGTGACCAACGCGCATGTACCATATGGGGTCTTCCTCCC